CCATCTCCTTCTAAGCCTAATACATCAGGTTGTCTAAAATTTACTAAAGTTTCCCATGTATCAGTACTATCTAAAGAACCTATAATACTAAGTCCATATTCATTTAAAGCTAATATAATTAGAAGGTCGTCTATAACACAAGAACCTCTATATTTATAAGTAGGTTGCACACTAGTTAATCTTTTATTACCTTCCTCAGTTCTTTTACCTCCACCACTAAAACGCATATTTTCAGCATCTCTATAATATCCTTCAGGAGTATTTATAGGGTCTGAACTAGTATGTATTCCTTTAGTAAAATTTACATTTATCATTACTTAAATTTATCTCTATCAAGAGTATTTATATTATTCATTTGTACAAAGTTAGTTTCATACTCATTTTTAAGGGGATTTAATCTAACAAAGTTTTGATACATAGTATTTACTTGTGCAAGACTTAATGAATTTAATGCAGCTCTTGCAGAACTACACCTCCATTGCCATTCACTTTCAGCTAAAGAATAATTAACTGTTTTAATCTCTCCTTGTAGTATTAAAATAACAACCATATACCACATAATAGCAGCTCTCACTGAAGCATCATCAGGTACTAAGGGGTAACCCCTGGAATCTATGGGCATAGCTTGATATTGTAAAGTAACAAGACTATTATCAGGTAAATCTATAGTTATGAAAGTTCCTTGTTCTTTATACTTAACTGTATGAGGTAACACATCCATTATATGCTGACAATCAGGGGGTAATTTAACTAACTTACTCACTACTGGTAATTCTACAGTAACCTCTGCAAATATTTTTTGAGCTCCTATAAGTTTTAAAGCCTCTGCAATATCTTCTACTAAAGCATCTACATCATACTGCCATTCTTGTAATTTAAATGTTCGTAATAATCTATCAATTACTACTTCTACTGTATCATAGTTCATAATTTAAAAATTGTTTTTGCATATACACTTTTTTGTGCACCTACATTTGTTGTTGCTATAACTCTTTCCATATACCTTCTATGTTCCCCTGGAGTATTCATAACACCAGCAAGAGCTCTAGATAAATTTCTATGAGGTCTAAATTCCCATCCTTTTAAAGCGTAAGAAGCATAATGGCTTTTCCAAAATATCCTAGCTCCAAAGAACCCTGAGTGTACATTTGATTTATACACTTTTTTCTTTTGAATCTTTGATTCTTTATAATCTACATATCTTTTTTTTATTTTTTTTACAACTAGTAAAGAAGACATCCTTTTTGGTAATTGTACTGTTTTTCCCTCTAATAAATAATTACATACTGTTGTGCCCCACTCGACAAGTACTTGTTGAAATTCTTTATAAGAAACAGGATTTTTATAATTATGCTTTACATACTCTTTATATAAAGCAGGGGTACCCATGGCATATATATTAACTACACACATTATTCCTCAGAATTAGTATTAGAGTTATTAGCTAAACCTTTTAAAGTTTCTAAAAAATCATTACTCTTATTACGTTTATTTTGTTCAGAGTTTATTGCTTGTGCAGCAGTATCCCCAAATCCAAGTGTACCACTCATAGCTATTTGATATACCGTTTTTACATCATTTAACGACAATGGGTATTCAAAATTAAATGGGTCTAAGGGATTGTAGGTTTTATTAAGTATTTCAACTTTATAAGGTTCTGCAACTACACCCCTAACTCTTATAAGTCTGTTACTCAAAGCACTATTATTGATTATATATATAGCCTTATTAAAATAGCACCACTTAGGGCTAAAAGCTGTATATTTTCGATATAAAATTGTTCTAAGCTCAGAATAGTTAGTTCTTGTATATAATATACTTGCATCAGTAGTACCAACTGTAAATATACCATTTCCTTGAATATAAGATATAAAAGGAGGTGTTTCTACTTTAAGAATAACTCTTTTTCCTACTGTTCCTAAATCCGTTGTAGGAGCAGCTATAGGTTTAACATCTACATTTTGTGCCATAATATCTATACTACTATGGCTGTTCATTTTTTGTGATGCTAAGGTAGCCCTAGCTTCATCAAGCATAAACATAAGATGTTGGTCAGTAGTAGTGTTCAATAAACTGCCCGTTTCCGCTAAAGCAGTTTTAAGATTATAAATCAATTCCTTAGCTTTCATCTTGTAAAGGTATAAAAAAAGTCTGACTAATATGCCAGACTTTTTAAATATAAATAAGATTTTTTTAGCCTGCTACAGTAACTGGGACAATATTTGCTACTGAAAGGTCTGTTAAAATATTAGCTAAAGATGCACCATCACCACAAATCATGGCTCCAACAGGGGCTGGATATAATGATTGCATATCTCCTTCAATATAATCATCAGCATTAATAATCAAAGTTGCATAAGTTTCTCCTGAAACAACGTCACTTTGATATTTCTTAGTATCCAAAGCTAAACGTCTATCAGAGTAACCTCTACGACCCATAGCTTGTTCTTCTAACCAAGCAATTTTAGCTGCAGTTCCTTGTCCTAAATTAGGAGCCACTGTTTGTGCAGTAACGTACACACCTAAAGTAGTATCATCTGGAACACCTAATTCAAAAACAACACTTTCAGGTCTATCAATATGATTATATTGACTAGTAGTTAAAAGTGTAATAGCTGAAAAAGTAATTACATTTACAGCAGCTACTACAGATACAAATAAAAAGACCTGTTTGTTAAACTCAGCAGCAATAGCAGCAGCCCAAGTAGTAGTATTAGCTATATTAGCTGTTGTAGCTACCACAGATACAATAGTTTGTTTCATTTGATTAGGAATGATACTTAAATTATCATGATAGGTAACTTTAAAAATAACTGTTTTTCCTGCTGCAGGAACAGCATCTACCGTAAGAGTTCTTACTTGAGCTACTGGAGCAACATAAGGGTTTAAAACAGCACTAGATATTTTATTTACAGGAATAGGACCAGCAAATATAGGCGCACCCAAAGAATCCATACCTCTAGCAAATCCAATATTTACACTGGTTGCTTTGATATCTGTTTGAGTATCCCAATCAAATGCAATAACTTGGCCTGAAGTTAATGCTGTGGGGGCAATAGGTGCAATAGCTGTATTAGCTGTTGCTGTTCCGATAAGAACTTTTGATACATAATTACGCATGATACAAAATTTTTAATTAAACATTTATTAAGATTTAGATACAGCAGGCTGGCTTTGCAACCTTCGACTCTCTAAGTTTTCTAATATTAACGTTACAGTAGTATCTTCTAGTTCTTCCATAAAAGGAAAATCTAGTGTAGATTCTTCTGTAATTTCACTTGGGTATTGTAAAAATTCATACTTAGTTTTAATACAACTAAAACTAGGTGCATCAAAAACAATCTTATTACTCATTAGCCTGTAAGCAGGATTATCAGGAAAAGACTGAGTAAAAGGATTTCCTTGTACATCTTTAATTTCATTTGTGTCAGTTTCCCTAGCTGATACCCAGTCAGCATAAGTAGTTCCAGACATAGTAGTAGTAACATATACTGATACCCCTTTAATTTTAAGAATATTAGATGGCAAAGCCACTTGATTATTTGTTAAAGGTATTTCTGGAGATTGTTTTACTATATTACCACTATAAGCATATAATACTCCTTTATCTGTAGTTCTTCCATAAGAACCTACATCAAAAGTTAAAATTAATTTTTTTAAAGCCTCTCTAGCAAAAAATAATATTTCCTCTGTTCTAACATCACTATTAAAACTAGAATCTATTCTATCTAACTTTACTTTTACAAAAGTGCTAAATTCAGCTCCTGTCATTATTGTTTAATTTTACTTGCTTTAAATGCTTTTTGAATTAGTTCAAGGTCACCAGATAATTTTGCTTGAAGAATAGCTTGTAAAGTATTATCCTTTGCAATATTACTTGCTGCATTTTCTTTATCATAACCTATGGCAATTTCTCCATGCATAATACCTTTTTCACCTATAGATAAAACTCCTCTACTCAAACATTTCGCAACTAATGATTTATATATTAAATAATCATCTTCTGCATAATCTAAGAATTTCTGAGGGTTATTCTCTATTTTTTCATCAATTTTATTTTCAATACTATTTACATTAGCAGCATCAGCTATTTCGCCATATATTGCAAGTAAATGTATTTTTGTTTCTAAATCTAGTTTATCAGATAAAGCATAAGCTTTTTTAAGCACCTTTCTTTCTGTAACTTTTATAGTAGCTTCTTGTTCTTCAGAATATAATACAAACTCCACTTGAGAACTATCATATACATCTTTTAACCCAATAGCTACACTACTTTGTGCACTTAAAAATAAGTACTTTAGTAAATCATAATTATCATTTAAGTTTAATATAATAGCATCTGGGCCTAAATTTACTTTATAAGTAAGCCAGTAAGGACTAGTTTGTTTTAAAGTTCCAGGTTCTAAATCTAAAAGTTCTTCCATAAAAACTCTAGTTCCCTTTATAACTTCTCCACTAGGGTTGGTAATATTCTCTGTTAACCCTGTTACGGGTAAGCCATTATTATCAACACTAGGTCCTATACCTGTTACAGTACCTGCATATTTTTTCAGTTTAATTAAATTATCACTGTAAATCTGCTTAAAAATTACAGACTTGTTTCTGTTAAACCCATTTAAATTTGTTATCATAATTTATAATCTTTTGTTGTTATTTTTCAGTTAAAATTTTTGTTGTTGTCAGGAGGAGTTATACCTCCTCCTTACTGACAACAAAAGATACCTTTATACTTTTTTGTACTCAGGTAATTTCATTAATTAAGTCTTTTAATCATTTCACCACAAGACGTTGGGTCTTGCAATTGAATACCAACCTCTGCAAGTAAATGAACTTCATAACCATCAAGTCCGTTAGAACGCATTACTGAAGTAGAGTTAGCTACTTCTCCAAATGGAGTTGTAGAACCTGCAACATACCACATTGCATTTTCACTGTTCTTTTTAGCTACTTTACGAATGTTAGCTGTGCCTTTTATAGTTCCAAAATTTAAAATTGTAAATCTATAAGACTCTAAAGGTTTATTAGTGACAGGGTCTAAAGTTCTATTGTGAACTTTATCATCATAAATATCAAATTCTTTCACAGTTAAACTAACACCATTTAAAAATTCAACAGTTTTAAAGTGACCTGTAAAAGTTAAACTATCTCCAGTACCTGTAATAAAAGTTCCAGAATTAGTAATAGTAATACCTAAATCTTTTTGACGAGCCAAAACAGCATTATTAAATTCTCTAATACCCATTTTACCTGTCAAAGCTACAAAGTTATAATTACCACCCCAACGACTTGCATTATAAGAAAGTTCTAGTAAGAACTCATCCATAATATCATAAGTAAGTTTAGTGTAATAAATTCTATTTGCAGGAGAGATTTGCTGTCTAAGACCAGCTCCAGTATATACTGGACGGTGAGTAGCTCCTTGTAAACGTACTTCTCCTTGTGGGTCTTTATTATATACACTATAAATATAAGAACGTTCAATTTCTTTATACCACTGTGCCATAGCAGTCCATTCTGCCAGTTTGGTCCATAATTTAGTTGACATACCGTCTTCAGAGAATAATTCAATAACCATTACATCTGTTGCAGCAGAACGAGATACAGCATAATGTTTTCTTAATGTTGTAAGTTGATTCTTTAAAGTCATAGGAGCAACAAAATCAGTGCTACCACCCTTCAAAGAAAATTCTTCAACAGTAGAATAATCTTTAGACATACGAGCTCCAGCTGCTAATTGACTAGCATCTAAAAATTTCTTAGGGTCTGGGTCAGTAAGCTGACCAGTATAAATATAGTCTATTCCATTAAATTGTACTGCTGATACACGTACTGATGTTCTATTATCAGTAACTAAATTATCAGATACTTGGAATATGCCTTCTTCCATTTTCCAACGAAAAGAACTACCAGCAAGACCTACATTACCAGCCTGTAAAGCTCCTGTAATAACAATAGCTCTTTCAGTTTGTCCATGTAATTCCCAGGTATATTCTCTATTAGAAATAAATCTGGTGTTACCCAACCCTCCAGTTAACATAGAGAGCACGGTTTCATTTTGTGTGCCAAAAGCGTAAGCAAGTACAGAGTCCATTTTTTCTGGCTCAGTTAAATAAGCTTGAGATAAATGGTCTGACTCGGTCATACCGCTAGGCAATGCGCGTAATTTGTGCAATTGTAAAGGTGATACATCTGTTTGAAACATAATACTTTAATTTTAATCTTCAATTACTATCTTTTGTTGTCCGAATATACTTGGGAATACAATAGAACCTTTAGCGGCATTAGTTTTAGTTTTAATAACTGCACTACCGTTAGCATTCTTAATATTTGTATCCGTATATCGCATCAACTTCTTTTTTCTTTCTTTTGTAAGCGTATCTGCTACATGTTTTTCTAAATCTGCTTTTGTATAATTAACGTAGTCTAAGAATGCAATTGTCATTCTTCTTTCTTCGTTGCTCATATTTTCTTGCAGTTGTGTTTTTCCTGTTCTAGGATTTATGTCAAACAAATAAGCTTTAAATTTTTTTCTTTTTTCTTCATCTAATTTAAATCCTGCAATTTCTTGTGCAGAATCAATCATTTTATGTATATTATCTATCTCTTTTCTCTGAGCTTGCTCAATTCTTTGTTCCTCTAATTTTCTAGCTTCTACTTTTTGAGAGGCATTAGTAGTATAATTTTTTTGTAATGCTGCTAAAGCTACCTCTGCTTTTCTATCTAATTTACCAGAACTTATAGCTACTGCTAGTTCCTCTTCACTATCTTCTTCATCTAGCCCTATTAAAGTATGATAAGCTTTTATAACTCTTTCTTTATCTTCATCCGAGTTCATCTCAGTTTCAGTCCAGTCTTCTTCTTCATCTTCATCTTCTGTAGAAATTACCCTTTTTGATAATTCTTCAGCTACTTTTTTCCTAATAGTAGAAGCTACTGCATCTGCTAATCCTTTAGGACTAGCTTCAAACTCTTCGTCTTCAGTTGATTCTAAAATTCCTTCTTCTAATAAAATAGTATAAGCCTTACTTACATCCCCCTCTGTAAATTCATACTCCTCTTCAGATGTATTTTCTTTACTTTCAGGAACTTTTACTTTTTCCTGTTTAGTTGAAGTAGGTAAATCTTCCCCATTATCTACATTAGTAGTAGTATCTTCTTCTTCTGTATTTTTCAAAGAACTTAAAGAACTTGCGTCTTTATTTTTCTCCTCCCAGTTTTCTGGTGCTGGGGTTATGCTAGATTCATTAACTTCTAAATCTCCCCAAATGCTTGCAAATTTTGCCATAGTATAACTTTTGTTGTTGCTGTAAAGGTATAATAAAATTATGTATCAAAACAAATTTTATTATACTTTTTTTTATTTGTTTGATTTTTTACTATTAAGGGCCTCTTTTTTAATGCCCAATTCTTTTTCTTTAATATCTAAACTTCTACTAGATTCAATTGCTCTATTCTCTTCTTTAAGCTTATCTAAGTTTAATTTTTCACCTTCCATAGATAATTTAGTAAAAGTAGAAGCCATTTGTATATCACTATCATTACTTGGTTGTACCTTAGCCGCTACATCCATCTTTTTAATTAAAATATCTTTTTGAATTTTTGCATTTTCTATTTCTAATTCTTGTGCTCTATCTAATTCTCTGTTCTTATTTTCAGCATCTATACTAGCTTGAGCTTGGTCAGCTAAAGACTGTGCTTGTTGAGAAGCAGCTTCTTCTGCTCTAGTTTGAGCAGCTTCTAATGAACTTCTAATAGCAGACATAGAATCTTTACTTATTACATTAGCTACATCAGTTAAACTAGCCTTACCTTGTTGTACAGCTGCATTTAATAATTGTTCCATTGTATCTTTATTCTTTCTATCTTCAAATGAATTAGTTACAAATACACCCATTTGACTACCATTTAGTTTATCTCCATCTACTACTAAAGAGGCTATTTCAAAATCATCTAGTATTAGCTCCATCTCAGCTCCATCTATATAAGCTAATTTTGCTAGTTCTAGTAACTCTGTTAATACAGCTTCTTTACATAAATCATGAAAATAAAATAAAGGCTTAGTAACATTAGTACTTCTAGCTATAGCTGTTTGAGCTCCTGTAGCTGTTTCTTCACTAGCTATACTACCCATACGTTGAGGGGATACTCCCATAATATTTTCTACTAGTTCTTCTAATTTATTTAGAACTGACATATATTGGCCCACTACTTGAGACAAAGTCATATCAATTGCATTAAACTGATTAAAAGTAGCTACGGAAGATGGGTCACCCTTACGTCCTTCTTCTTTAGAGTTAATCCAAATAACACCTAAATTTTCAAAATAATACATCCATTTATCAACATCCCAACCCATAGAGGAAGGTAATTGAGCTATATCCATAATAAACTTACGCCCCTTAGCTTTTGCTAATTCTTGTTCTAATCTCCACCATACAATTATATATGTATATTGATGAGGTCTTACTAAATCTACTAATGAAGTAGCTATGCTATTAACATTATTGTAAACATATCCTATATAGGGTAAATTTTTTGTTTGATTACTTTTAGGTCTAATATTAACAAATATATCATTTCCTACCATACCCCCCTCCCATATTTCTGAGTCAGTAGTCCATTCTAAAGTAGCTCCTAATTTTTTTAACTCTGGAGGCATTACAAAGGTATCATCTACTTCAACAGTAACCATTTGACCTGTTCTAACATCTTTATAGGTAAGCATTCCTATCTGCATACTGGAACGCCATGCAACTTTCATCATATAAACATGAGAGGGTTTTCCATTATATGTAGCTGTTCTTTTTTGTCCTCCATTATAACTATAGGCAAAACTTTGGTACATACCATCTTGCATAAATATATGTCCTTCTTGTCCTGACTCTATTTTTTTTATTTCCTCTTTAGTTAAAACATCCCCATACTCTCTAATTACTTCTCCTATAGGTGCCCAATATTCTTCTTTTACCCAGTTACCATCTTGTATAAAAGTAGTATTAGACCCTTTATCATAGTCTAATTGTAAAGGATTTACTACTCGTACAGATGGATGACCGTGAGATATCCCAGTATAATAAACTTCCTCAGAAGATACTAAGCCATGAAACCAGCCTTGATTAAACTTTAAAGCTAAATTATCCTGTTTTTTTAAAAATTTAAGTATTTTATTATTAGTTTGTTCAGTAGGGTCCACATACTTAGAATTAAAAGCTTTCATTTCTGCCTGTATGTCTGGTAAGTTATTACGTTGATTTTGCAATTCTTGCATAGAAGCTTGCATTTGTTGCATTTGTGCTTGGTCTTGTGCAGTTTTTATATTTTCTTGTAAAGTTTGCATTTGTTCAGTTAAAGATTCTATTTGTTCCTTTAGTTGGAACTCCATTCCTACTCTAGCCTTTAATAACTCTTTAACCATATCTATCCTCTTTTGCTTCTTGGCAGATACTGCATCCCCAGCAATTGCATACACAAAAAAGTTTAATGCAGTACTCATTTCCTCTCCTCTCAAAGTTTCTAGCCTACTACGAATAATATTATAATTTTGCATTTTAGTAGCAACACCACCAAATTTCTCCATTTTAATACCATAAGGATTTAAAGTGGATTCAAAATCCTCCTCTCTAAATATAGAATTTACTAAGTCATAATTTATTTCTTTATTTTCTCTAGAACTTCTACCTGTATCATCAGTAGTATTTGACATTGCTCTAATAGCTAACAAATTCTTAATTCCCCATTCCTTAGTTTTTTGGGAAAATGGAATGTTTTGTTCTGGCATACTATTAATACCATTTGACACTTCTTTTGTATAATCCATAACTTATAAATTAATATCTCCGCATATTTTGCACAAATAATTTTCTATTAAAAAAATTTTCGTTGTCAGCTTTAATTTCTTCTTTTACTTTTTCTACTGCATAATTTCTAGTTTCTACTAACAAGATAATACATAACATTAATGCAATAACCCTGTCAAAGTTACCATTTTTATTATAAGAAATCAATTCTTTTAGCAAAGGTATAGATTTTATTGTATGTAATTGTAATTTTCCATCACCAATTGGGGTTAATAACCATTCTCTTAAATAAAGTTCTACTTCATCTTTTACAATAATTGACATGTGTTGCCCATAAATTCTAGTTCTAGCTGTTTTAGAAGTTTCATTAGCCTTTAAAACTCCAGGAGTAAATGCTAATAATCCAATACTATTCATAGATTTAAAATGGGTCTTAATATTTTGCTTTTCATTTTCATATAAACAAGAAGCATTTTTATAAAATATAAGTAATCTTCTACATTGTTCATAAAAATCTGAAGCTAGTGAAGGTCTGCCTGTGTATTCAGCAACAATAGAATCTATCCCCCCATTATGAATGGAACCTTTTTCCATAATAAGTATGCTACCTAATGAAACTGAATTTGGAGCCTTATCAAAATCGTAAGGGTCATTTCCCCCTACATACCACCCATAAGTAGCATTTTCTAAAGGCATTTTCCAAATAACTACCGCTCCTGTATTATCTATATTAGGTTTTACAGGATAATCTGCAGGTTTATAATTACTAGCATCTAGCTTAAAGTAAGGTTCTCCAGCTTCGTCTATATGCATCCATCCTGCTAACCCATCAATATTAGGGTCACCTTGTAAAGATAACATATTATCTAAATGTTCCTTTAAATCTAATACAGGTAATATAGACTCATTAGTAAGTAAAAATACTTCTGAGTGAGTTATAGGTCTAGAAACAATTTCATCTTCATAGGATTTTTTCTTCTTGGCATTTATTTTTAACTTTTCTCTAGTTCTATTTAAATAAGATAAAGCTAACCTATAATCCGTATTTCCTAAATCATCTTTAAATTGATTTAATGTCATCCAAGCAGGTATAAATAAACCCACTTTATTTTTATAATTTTCATATTCATCCTCAAAAGCTAAACAATCAAAAGCTTCTGGAGAATAAAATACTTGTTTTACTTCTTCTGTTGCTCCCCCAGTCATATCTCCACCTGTACCAGTTACCCATATAACACCAGTCTTTACAGTACCATCTGCAGCAGCTTCTTTCATTTGTCCTAGAACAGCTATAAGATTATACATAAACCCTACCTCATCTATAAGACTTAAGTTAGGTCTAGTACCATTAGCAGCCATAAAGTTATCATTAAAGGACCTATGTTGTATCTTAGACTTTGTACCAACTTTTTCCCAGTTAGTACCTATTTTTTTATCATAACCTGCTGTAACAGTTTTACCACTTTCCCAAGAACCATAATATTGCTTATTAAAAGGAGAAGGATGTACAATGTCTCCTATAGTTACTTTTCCAGCTAAATTTTCTAATCCTAGCTTTACTTTAGAAATAACATCATTAGAGTATTTTGTGTCAATAGCTCCAATTAATGTTTCTGAAGAAAGCGGTTCTTCTTTAGCTTTAAAATCTAAATACTCATCATAATCAGTTGCCCCATCAAATAAAAAGTTATGTACTATCATACCCGCACCAAAATAACTTTTACCCCCACCACGGGATTCCATATCTACTACATTATGGGCCATATTATAATACAAAGGTTTACCTAGTTCTTTCGTAAAATATTTTCTTAAGTATTCTCGTGCTGGTATGTATGTTTTAAAAGAACCATCTAATTTAATAATACTAGCCATAATATTCTGAGTATTATTATACTCAAGCAAGTATTCATTAAACTTATCTGGTTCTGTTGTAGGATTCGCAACAGTAAAAATTTCATGACAACTATAATCATCATCATTTTGAAATCCTGAAAATCCTCTTGCTTCTTCGTACACAAAACTTTTTAACCATTCTAAATCTCTTAATAAAGGGATACCTAGTCTTTTAATTTTACTACTAGAATTTTTAGGGGTGAGTAGAATTTTATGAAAATTTACATAATAATACAATGGTCCAGATATAAATTTATACTCTCCATTATGCTCTGCCCAGTAACCCTCAATACATCTTCTCTTTCTAATTTTCCACCATTGTTGGTATTTTACCCCAGCAGGATTCATCTGGGGTATTTCATTATCTAACTTGACTTTATCTACAGGTATTTTGTTTTTATACAATACCCACATATTTTCCTGTATAGCCAACATATACTAAAAATGTTTTAGCTTTTCACTCATACTTTCCTGAAACCCACCTTTTGTAGTGCCAGAATCCTCAGAACTTCTTAAATCATTCATAGCTTTTTGTACTAGAGAGTTGATTTTATCTGTGTCAGTAAACATTTTGTCTAATTGGGTAGCCGTGCCTTTTCTTAAAACTGCTTTACCAGAGTTTGTAATTTCATAATAATCTAAGGAATAAGCTGTAGTAGCTATAAAAGCTGTACGTTCTACTAATTTTCTCTCCAAACTTCTTAATGCTATACCCAAAGGAGTATCAATACTTTCTTCAAATGCATTAATATAAGTTTGAAGTGTAACACCTAAAGGAAAATTTAATTCTGTCACTGTGTATATATCCTCAATTAATTTTGTAAATATATCACTATTCCCCCAAAGTATATCACCCACTACTTCCCATTTATCTACCTCTGGTTGTGAAAATAAACTACTCTTTCTATCATAGCATAAAGATAAAGCCCACATAAATAAAGAACTTCCTTCTAGTTTATTATTTTTTTTATTTAAACTCCACAATTCCCTAAATAAAGGATGTACTTTGTAGTCAGGAAATTCTTCCCAAAAGTTTAACTTTAGAGAAAAACTCTCTACTGGGTGTCTTTGTAATGCCATTATACTGCTTCTATATTATGTAACAATTCATTCTCAACCTTTTTTTCCAAAGGTACAACTTTAAATACTACATCATAAGCTCTTGTAAGGGCTTTATAAGTAGCTACTTGTATAGTAGCAACCTTTTTATCTAGCTTAGTAAACTTAGGTAAGTCCTCTTCTGAACTACTTTCTATTACAGAATTACCATTTACAAGTAGTATATTTACCACAATTTTTTTTATATCCTTTAATTGTATAACATTTATTTTTAATACATAAGGCATTAACTTATTTATATCAATCATAACTCAATTATTATATTATTTTTAAGCTTAAACTTTTCCCATTCCTTTTCATTCATTAAGTCTGGGAACCTTTCCCCATCATTACAAGATTTAGTTGCATACCATTTCCCAGGTAAAGAACATCCACACTTCTGACATCTACCCTCAGTAGTACAATCAGGGCAGCATAATTTTCTATAAATTATTTGCTCTTGTAATGATTCATCTAACATTATAAAGCTACTGTATAGTAACCTCATATTACCTTCAATATATTCCTTAATATGGGGTATTGTAATATCTCCTATTTTCATAAAAACATATTTAAAAGTTTATCATCTTCAGGTACACCCTTATTAGGGTCATAAGATAAAAACACAGAACTTTCCTCATTAATAGTAAATGCAAGTTCTTCCCAAGTAATTGGGTCCGCTATCCATTTATCCATAGTACCCCCATAGTTATATATTTTGTAAGTCATTTAATATAATTAATAAATTTTTATAATCTGTAAGGCTTAACATAGAAGCATCCCAAGATTTCTTCTTTGACAAATAATTTTTATACTTATCTGGTACAGGATGTTTATGTATAGCTTCCATCACTTTACCTTTCTTTTTATTCTCAGGTAAAGGGTCCCCTTTTTTATCCACTAAGATTATAGATTTACCTAAAGCAAATTCATAAGATTGGATAAGTTCTTCCCAGGTATTCTGTCTAAGTTTAAAATCCTCAGATAAAGCTTTTAAATAAGGAATAGTATAGTTACTTCCTATGGCTTTTACAATTTCTTTTTGTTTTTCCCAGGCAGCTGTTGCTTTACCACTATCCTTAACACTTAACTCTGATAAGCCTATTGACACTAAAAACTCTTTTATCCCTTTATTAGTAATTGGAAATTCAGTAGCTCCATAGTGACTATAAAAATATATAGGGGAATTTTTACAATTAAATAACTCCTTCTCCCAATATTCTTTTTCAGCATACTCCTTTTGATATTGTTCAATATCAATATCCTTACCATTTGTATCTACAATAGTAAATTCAAACTTTTCTTCTTTTTCTGTATATAATTTAGGTTTAATACCTTTAGTACTATCCCAAAATACTACACTATGATTATCAAATACCTTAATCAAATCAGATACTGGTAATCCTTTTGGCAAACTTGTAACATCATAAATTAATTTCATAATAATTTAATTAAATTCTAGTGGGTCAGGGTTTTCTGCCACTACGGTTAGTTTTTTACTTTTTTTTAATTTTCTTCTTATAAGAGTTCTAGCTCTAAGTTCTAGCCTTACAGTAGGACTAATAAAAGTGCCTACATTTTTTATCTTAACGCTGGCATGTTCCTTTGATTTAATAGCCTTAACCAGTACCTCAAATGGAATGTTTATTATTTCTTTAACTTGAATTTTACTTAAATTCAATTTTTTACTTACCTCCTCAATAATTTTTAAATTATTTTCCATTTAAGCTAAAATTAAAAGTTAAACTGTTAGTAGGAACTAATGCAGGATTCATTAAGTACCTTGAACCTTCCCTAGCTAATATATTCTTTTTAGTTAAGGCGTTAAATGTATTATTTAAATGTGGTGGAGATATCTTAAGATGGGAACAAATATTTTTCCTAACTTCTGTAGAAAATAATATAGTAGAAGCATAAGGCTCTATTACTGCATTATTCACATATTCTGTATAATTAAGAACTAGCTCAGTGGCTACTTCTAGTTGTTTGTCGGTTAGCCTTTCATTAGCTAAATATACCCGTAAGTAGATATTTACTACTGTACGAATATCCCCTACAATACTTACCTTAGTATTTGCATTTTTTAATGTTATCATAAAAATATCTTTTGTTGACACCAAAGGTAATAAATTTTGTTATATTACAAAACAAATTTTATGTTATTTTTTAAATTTACCATCTTCTATACTTTGTTTAGCTAAAGCACTTAGTTCTTCTACTGTATAATTTTCCTTAGTAAGTCTAAATATACTCTCATTACCATTAAAATTTTCCTTTAATCTCCTAAACTCCATAGCAGTTGATTTACTAATATGTAAGTTCTCCACAATACTATCTAAATCCATATCCCCTAACTCAACAAACTCAATATACTTATCCTTAATTTTATCAGAAAAGAATGGAGCCCAATTATTATGTTCTTCTAGCAACCTTTCATTAGCCCTATTTATATGAGTCTTTATTGTATTTAGAGTTGCAGGTTTACCATTACTCCTTATAACCCTATTACTATCTTTTATTTTAGAGTAAGTAATTTTTACAGTAGGTTTTTCTTCATCTAATATCTGGATAGTTTCCCCTATCATACTATTATAATGCCAGCAGGCTTTGCTACCCCTTATACTAACCCTAATATCTGACTTTTGAGCTACACTCAAAGAACAATTTCTAGGAAATAAAATATAATCTGTATTATCTACCTTAAAATTTCGCATTACCCCAGAATTATTAATACTAGTAACCAATTCATATACCTCTTCAAACCATAAATTTGGAGCTTCCACTATCCTACCCGTTAGTACAGCACTTTCCACAGGATGAGTTGCAGAAAACTTATATATAATTAACTCTGCTATTTTTTTCCTTGAAAACATATCTGGATTAGGATTTAAGTATAGTAACCTTTTTATTAATTCTGGCAGGTACTTATCTTTTACATTTTTTATCCTGCTTGCGTAGAACATTCTAAAAGAAGGTACCCTAAATGGTTCCTTAAATACATACACCTCTACCCCATCTATTACAGTTTCTTCTAACAACTTAAACTCAATTAAGCCAGCCTTATTACTAAACACTATATCTTCTTTGCACAATATAGTCCTTATATTACCATTACTTTTGTGTATTTCAAACATACTAAACTATTATAATTTGATTAATAACCTTATGCCCAGAACAAGTAGAACAAACAATATCCCTGTTCCTTACCTTTACATTACCCTTACCTTTGCATACAGGACACTCAATAGGCATAATTGAAGTTGCCTTTGTTGCAATAAACAACGCAGTTATATCCTGTAGCAACTCATTCTTCTTATCTGCTAATATACCAGTATGCATATCCCACACATACCTATACTTATCTATAAACAAACTTACATCTAATTCTTTTTTCATATTTTACATATT